GCTCTCTTATATCTTTCTTCAGCGTCTTTAGATAATAGTTGAGCTTTCTTTTCATTAAAGACAGAAGCGTACCCACCAGCATAATACTTATCTGTGTTACTAAAGTCTGTACCAATACGGTCAGCTAAAAACTCATCCATTGTTTGTTCGTCAGGATTGTAGTCAGCAAGTTGTGATGTAGCTGTTCTTATATCTTCAGCTGCTTGTAGTTTACCTAGCCACAAATTGTTAGTAGCTGATGTGTAAGCATTAGTTAATATTGGGTTATCCCCTTTCTCTATAATAGCTTGTATTTCTTTAGCACTTTTTCCTTGTAGGTTTAATTTATTGATTTCAGTAGCAGCTGCTGTTTCTTTATCAGAGATATACTCTTTACCTAGTTCTTCAATCTTAGGCTGTAGTTTTGATAAAGAAGCTACTAATCCCCCAAGTTCTGTTTGCTCTACTCCAGCTTTACCAGCTCCAGCAAATGTAGTGCCGAAGTATTTATTAGTTACTTTAGATTCATATGCCATTATGCTTTAATCCCCAATACGTCCATAGGTCGCTGCATACGACCTGTTAATTTTCTTTGTGAAGCCACGTCCCAACCATACATACTCTTATTAGCTAATTCAGCTGAAGACGCTTGGTTAGCTAAAGCTGTTGGGTCTTTACCATATGTATACCCAGCAGTAGCTATCTCTAACCCTAGACCTAATGCACTAGGTTTAACAACAGGTTTAAGATATTGAGAACGAGTCTTTTGCATGTTTGCATAAGCTTGTGTATATTGATAATTAGCTTTATACATATCTGATAAGAAAGCGTTTTGTAATTCTACGTAGTCTGTGTCAGCTGTTCCAGCTAAATCTTGCACTACCTTAAATGGATTACCAAAGCCTAAGTTAAGTGCTTGTGCTTGTTTCTTACGTAAATCCATTTTGTTTTTAAAGTCTTCAAGAGCAAATTCTCTAGCGGCTTCTACTTTCTCACCTTCTATCTTTTGAATATCATTAAGGTAAGATATGTTAGCGTTTTTTATCGTTATTCTGTTAGACTCTTCTTGAGCTTTTGCTGCTGCTTTTTGTGTCTGATAATCGTTTACCGATTTCATAATTGACATTACTGCCATTGCTTCAGCTACGCCACACATGTTTTATCTCCTTCATCATTAAATAGAATGGCAGTTTACCTTTGCCATATTGTTCATCTCGTCTTATTGTATTAAATCCTAAATACCTAAGCCACTTAATAGACTTCTCATTTCTACAGTCTACCCAGTTATATAAGTATTTATAATTCTTTCCCATTTCTTCAATCCACTCAGGTGATTGTTTTATAAATTCTTTTTTGTAATTAAATAATTCTTCACTAGATAATAACCAAGCTATACCATAGTCAGGGTCTAGTGTTGGTACACTACCAAACATGCCTATGACATATTCTTCGTCTGTTCCTATGACACTCCATGTTCTATGACCTTTGTATTCAAAGGGTGTCATAAGAGCCTCTACAGCTCCTACATTGTCTGACGCTTTAATTTCGTCTCTGTCTGCTTGCCTCATTTTAGGTGCAAGAAAAGCTATATCTGCTGAGATTGCCCGCCTCACATGTGCCATTAAATTCTCCTAGAACGTCTATGGTAGTAACCTTCCACTTCAGCACTAGGAATAAACATAGGTAAGTGTGAGCTACTTTTTATATCTAATGTAAATAATGTATTTCTACTTTGTACAGGAACAATAATAGTACCTGACGAAATCGCTGGGTTATCAACAGTACCCGAAAAACCTACAATATAACCATTCATAAATGTAGTATATGTGTCTCTGTTCTCAGGTGTTACTTCTACTTGGAAGAATCCACTGTCTTCATAGTCAAATGATATAGTACGTATCTGATACCTACCTGAAGTAACAGCTATAGCCCCTTGTCCTGAAGTTTCTCTTACGTACTGTGGTGACAGTGTATATTTAGATTCATAAGGGACACCTATAATTAAACTAGTGTGGTCACCTTCTATTGTATATGTTGAACCTGTTGTATTTGTTGCTGTGTAATCAGCTCCTGTACTAGCGTTTACAGCTATTAATCCTGTCTTAGCTCCATATGGGCTAGTAAATGTAGTTAAATCTGTCGCTGAATCATAAGTTCCAGTCACAGCTTTCTTCATGTCTAGATACACATTAAAGCCTATGGTTGAGTCTGATAAATCTTGTAGGTCAATACGTAGTAACTTTGTGTCTGTTCCTTCAGCTACAAATAGGTATACAAAACTTTTGTCTACCATACCACCTATTATCTTAGTACCAGCTAGTGTCCACTTAGACCATGCAGTTTGTACTTTCTCACCTCTATCAAAGAAGTATTTGTACATATACATTGTGTCAGCATTGGTTGGTGATACAGCTGTTCCTGTAGTGTATGGTGCTGTTTGTGTATCAGCTGTATCTGAGCACAGCACTACTAAAGAATCCTCTGTTGTATTACTTAATATTGAATAAGCGTTGTCAGGTATAAGTGTTTGTACAGCTACAGTAACGTCTAGACCATCATTGGTTAGCGTGTCATTGTCTGAGTAGTACTCTCTTATAGCTGTGTTTAAATTACGTTTTTGTGCAAAGTATGCATATCTACCTGATGAGATAGGTGTTACTTCATCATTGTGTGAAAATGTAGATACCTCATTCAACACCGCAGAGGTAGGGGTTATGGTCTCTGCGGCTGAAGCGAGCTTATACTGTGAAGTGTCGGAGAACAGTAGTAAGGTCTCGTTGAATGATATTGAATTTCTTAATACGTTAACAGTTGTACCTGAAGCTGCAACATCTATAACATCTGTATCTAATACTTGTGTTACTGTTGTTGCAAAGAAATTAAAGTAATCAGCATTACCTGATAGTATTAAGTTTTCTCCAGCTAATATACCTAATCTATTTTTATAGAATGTAAGGTTCTGTATTGTCTGTCCTACAAATGTAGGGTCAGGATTTGTTGTCTCATCCCCAGCGTCTCTTTCAGTGTAAGTCTGCTGTGCAAAAGTAAATGTACCATCATTATTATTAATAAGAGCGTGTGGCATTGTAGAGTTATCTAGCCCTGTACTTGTGTTAGGTGCTATACATTCTTCCCATACACCATTGCCTACATAGTTAACATAGTAATCTGATGTAGTATCACCAGCGTCCCCTGTTACTTTAACTTTATCATTTAACTTTGCATAGTAAGGTAGCTTAGTAAAATCTTGTATCTCATCTTTAACAGCATACAGCTCACTGTTACCAGCACCATCATGTGTCTCTACTGTGTAGTTAGCGTTTTGGTCTACTACATAACCACGTAGTGCAGACTGGTGTTCTGTAAATGTAAACTCAGCTGTAATTGCTGAATATGTACTTAATCCTTGTGTTGTACTTAGTGTTGCTCCTGTGTCATTTCTAGTTAATTTAAACTCTATACTAGAAGAAGAGTCCCAATAAGTACTGCTTGTGCCATATCTAAAGATATCTATAAGCTTTGCTGTGTCTCTAAACTGTGTGTCATGGTTAGCGTCACTACCGTCAGGCATTTGTATAATTGCATTAATACCATAAGGTAAGTCAGGGTGAGTAAGATGTATTGCATACTCTCTACCAAAGTTAGTTACCTTAAACACTACATAAAAGTATTCTTCTTTAGCTGCTGTAGTTGTACCACTTTGTGCTGGTGTTATAGATTTGTTAGATACAAAAGTATAATCAGCAATGTTAACCATTTTAAGGTCATTCTTAGGGTTAGTAGTTGTAAGATAAGATGTACCGTCAGGAAAATTTACAGTCTTTTCATTACCTTGTAAATCAAAAACTCTTACCCCACCGTTGTAAAATGCAACAATATATTTATTGTTCTCGTCTCTTTGTATGTTCCATATCTTTGTAGTGTTAGGAAATACGTTTGTAGCGTCTAGTGTAGCTATATATTCTGATGGTGGGCGTTTGCCTAAGCCTTTGATTATATTGTTTTGACAATTAATCTGTTCTTCACCTTGATTTATACCACGTTGGGTAGGTGTTTGTTGGCTTATACCATTCAGAAAGTTAGGTATCGACTGAGAAACTACTGCCATTAATAAGTCCTTCTAGGTGGTCTATTGATTATTGAATATGTATTTGCGTCACCTTCTAGTATGTTTACATCCTCACTTCTAGAATCAGATTGCTTAAAGTTATTATAAGCTTCTTGTTCATCTATGCTCATTAACTCAGATAATCCAGCGTCACCAATAAATCTAGCTGCAAAACGTCTAGCTGCTTTAACTGTAATATAGCGTCTAGCGTATTCAGGTAGTTGTTCAAATTGTTGTACTAATACAACATCTAATGGTGGGACAGTTGTAAAAACATCTGTGTGGTTATCTAGGTCATACAGTTTACCATCACGTATTACTACGTTTTGATATCTGTGTGTTGCATGAGCGTCAGCTTGGACGCAGTTGGAAGGTAATGGAATCTTACTATCGTCGTCTATTGAGTAAGTTACATTGTATTCTGTGTTAAAGTTCCAGCCTTCACTTTGTACAGAAAGGCTAGTCTCATCAAGTATATTTATAGCGACAGATACATCTACGTTTGTTACGCCGCTAATAGAGTTAACAGGTGCTTCTCCAATAGCAGAGAGCATGGTGTTGATAGCTTGTAACTCAGTAGTTGGTGTTATTTGTGTTGCCATAATTTCCTCAATAAAGAGGGGACAGCCAAAGCCATCCCCTCAAGGTTAAGTATAAGAAACGATTAAGCTTCTTTAATACCTACAGCTGCTTCAGGTCTGAGCACGCCGTGACCCATAGCATATTTAGCTACCATCAATGTACCTTGACGTCTTATGTCATATTCCATTTCAGTTGCTAAGTCCATGAGCTTAACAGTACCAGCTGCTGAAGGGTGACAAACTAGAGCAACATAGTTAGCTAAGTTAACTTGTTGTGGGTTTGAACCACCAGCTGTAGCAGAACCGCCATCAACGTTTGTTGAAGCTGAGAAGTCAGAAGCCACGAAATGTGGTGTTGGTACTAATTCAATACCAGCTATCTTAACTACTCTACCTTCAGCAATAGAACCTTGACCGCTAAAGTCAACGTTAATAGCGTTAGTAGCGTTTGCTAATTTGTAATACTCTTCAAGTCTGATGAAGCACTTACGTCCTTCTCTTGGCACATAGTTAGCGTCAAGTTGTTTTGCAGCATTGAAAAGTTCATCAATCATAGCGTTAGCAGCTGTAGAAGCTGTAGCACTAGCGATTGAAGTGTTAGTTAACACAGTTCCTGAAGCATAGCCTGAATCAGCTACGTTTGCAGAAGCTTGTGCTGCTTGTCCGATTGTTTGTAGAACGTGCTTATCTTTTTGGAAAGCTAATGCTCTACCGATTTCGGATGAATAAGAACCTCTAACATCATAATGATTTTTTGCTTCTTCTATGTTAGAAAGAAATACAGAAGATATCAATAAGTCATTGATTGTTATGATTTTCTCGTTGTGGTTTACGTCACTACCAGTGATTTCTGTACCAGCTGTGTGGTAAGAAGCGTCAATTCTACCCATTACAGGGAATTGTGCACTTTTACCATTGCTGATTGTACGGACAGTTTCAGCTCCTTGAGTTACTGACGCACGTTCAAAAGAAGTTAATACCTCTCCTGAAAATACTTTAAGAAACAGAGCGTCTTCTGAACCACCAGCGTTGATTTTACCGACAGATACTGGACTAGCACTTGCCATAGTAAATCTCCTTTGGTTATAGTTTAGTTGTTGTTAAACGCCTCTAAGTCTCGTCATCAAGATTGTCTTCCGCAGAAGGTCAAGTTACTACTACTTGTTGGCAGCTGCCATCTAACGAGATAGCACAGCTATTAGCACTTCCATTTACGTAAAGCTAGAGCCTTACGTGTTGGCTTTCCATTTGGTTTTTTCATTGCACCTTTAACACCACTCATTCTTGCACAAAAACTTTTACGTCTTCCAGCTGCTTTAGAACCTCTCTTAACTTTTCCTGTTACAGGTGGTTTAAGATTAGCCCCAGTCTTGCGTTTATAATAACGTCTACCAGCAGCATTTAAGCCACCGCTGGGGCTTTGGTGTTTCTTTGCTGGCATTTACTTTTTCTTCCTTACTGTTTTCTTTTTAGGGAAACCAGCTTTCATATTAGCATATGCCTTAGATGATATAGTTGATTTAGATTTAGGTCTACTTGTACCAGCTTTCTTACGTGCATTGATATTTGCATATAGTCCACGTTTAGCCATTACTTACCGCCTTTTCCTTTTTTACCTTTGTGTTTTTTTCCACATGCCATTGTATATCTCCTATAGATTACTGTTAGCTAATTTCTCTTGCACTTCAGCTTGGAACGCTGGGTCTTTGGCATATCTTGGGTCTCCCATATCAGCTTGTACTTGAGCCCATGATTCATAACCACCTTGTGAAGTAGGGGCTGCTTTACCAGCTAATAACTGTGGGTCAGTACCATTAGCTGCTGTATATCTAGCTTGTAAACCAGTGACAGCTAACTTAATAGTTTCCATGTTCCCAGCATTTACTGCTTGGTTATATGCTTCTACTTCTGCTGGTGTTAGATTTTGTTGAGCCCATGCTGTCATTTCAGTATAAGCTTCATCTCCACCTACAAGACCTTTAATCTCACTTTGTTGTTGTGCAGCAACAGCTTGTTGCCCCGCAATAAACTGGTCTACTGTTTCTTTTGGTATACCAGCTTTAGCTAGTGCTTCATATGATTGTTCACCTAGCTCACCGTTGTCAGCATATTCTTGAGTTAATGCTTCCATGTTAAGACCAGCTGATTCAACAGCTTTGTCAGCTATTTCTAAATCATTTGTAGGCTCTGCCTTTGCTTCTTCTTTTGGTGCTTCTTCTTTAGGCTGTCCTAGTTTAGATTCTAGTTCAGCATAAGATTTAGCTAGTGCTTCTACTGATTCAAACTTCTCAGGTAAACCCTCAGGTCTAGAAGATTCTACTTGTTGTTCTTCTTGTACTGGGGCTTCTGCTGTAGTTTCTTCAGCAGATATGCTTACTTGTTCTACCATTTATTTTCTCCTTTATTGTGGTTTGGTCATGTTATTAGCAATAGGTTTAACTACGTCACTAGCCATGTCCATCATTTGTTGTTGTGCCATTTGTTGTTCAGCAGCGGCTTGCTCTTCAGCTAATTGTTCTTGGCTCTTAATTAATCCTTCAGTGTCAATACCTAAGCTGGTAGCAACACGGGTAAGTAGGTCATTAGTATTTAATACTTGTACTACTTCAGGACTAATTTGTGCAAGCTGTCCTATTTCCATAACAAATTCTCTGAGCTTCTGTAGGTCATTACCACGTCCTAAGGCTTCTATACCTGTGATGATAGTAGGTGCTACAGAATCTTTTGGTAACGCTGGTATCTCATTTGATTGAGACATACGTTTCATTAACACTTGTACTAGAGGTAGTTGAAACTCTTGTGATAATAAAGAATAAATACCACCCATAGAGGTCTCTAGTTGTTCAGCCATATATCTTATTTCTTGTGCTGTGACACGCTCAGCGTCTCTTTGTATGGCTGTGTGTAATAAGAAAGCGTAAGACATACGTTCTTCTAAACGTCCTATGCTACGCTCTACTATTTGTAAATCGTATTGCTTCTCTGTTTGTAATACAGTTACATCATCTCTTTGTCCTGTAATGATGTCACCATTTCTAGTCTGTGCTAGGTCTCTCTTACGTGTAACAGCGTTAGGTCTAACCATAAAGACTACTTTACTTGCAGCGGCGGATGACTCTACTAGTGATTGTGATAGACCCTCTAGTGACCTAAGGTCTCCTAGAAATTCCTCTACATAACCACGTCCATAGTCTTCACCATCTACTCTTACCATACGTAGTGCTTGGTAAGGCATGTTGTCTTTAGGATATGTACCTATAGATGAAGGTATCTTGTGTCCCATAACTTCTTGGCATACATAGTATTTGCCGTCAGGTAATCTGTATATATGTGTGTATATTTCACAGTCCTCATCTTCTTTATAATCAGGATATTTACCTATAACTTGTAGGGTTTCTTCATCTAATGCTACAGGACTAATACTTTCTTTAATGATTGCTTCTAATAAATTACCTTCTTCATCACGTCTGCATACATATTGTGTTATACCATACACACGCATGTTGCCCTTTTTAGGTAAATATGTTAGTACATTACCACTTACAATTAAGTGTTTTAGTGCCTCGAATACAGAGACTCTAAGTGCTAAGTTCTCTATCTTCTTGTGTATCTCACGCTCAATCTTACCTAGAGACTTTTCAATTTCAGATTGTAATTCAGGGTTCTGCTCTAGTTCTTCTTTAGTTTTACCTGATAAAGATAATCTAAAGAAAGGTGAGTTAGGTGGTAATAATAATAATAAGAGTTTAGAAGCTAGGTTGTTAACACCTCTTGCTCCTACTGATTGGAATGGGGTATAAATCTCTGAGCTCGACTCGAAGCCGTCGTCAGGAATAAGGGTTGGAATTGTAAGTTCTGAGCACTCACGGGCTCTATCGAGATAATGTTGGCGGTCTTGCTGTAGCTTCTCGTAGCGTTGCTTAGCAGTTTCTTTCATAATTAACTAATGTTTAGACCTGACCCTGAAGTAGGAATAGATAAGCCTGATGTTTGTAGAGCCTTTGTACCTCTACGTTTAACTTTCTTTTTCTTTTCTTCTTCAGTCATCTTCTCTTCAGCTACCTTAAGTGTAGGTGCTATCTCTTCTCCTGATGGTGAAGCGATAGGTGGAGCTGGAGTAGGTGCTGGTGGGGGAGTAGATACTCTTGGGCTACCTGTGCACATATTATCTCCTTATTGATTTCTAGTTGGAATCTGTAAGCCAGCGTTTGACTTATTCAATGTACTTGTACCAACAGCTGGATTAGATAGTTTGCCTGTTCCTTTAGTTTTAACCTTAGCTTTTTTAGTTTTATCAGTAGCTTGGTCTTCCTTAGGAGAAGGGGTAGAAGTAGTAGTAGTTGGGGGTTTGCTGTACATACCTGTTTGCATTGCCTTACCTATACACATTATTTATCTCTTTCCTTTAGTTGGTTAATAAAACGAACAACGTCACGTTGTCCAGCTTTGAAGTATATGTCCTTCATTTCATCTGAGATATCAGGTGATTGCTCAGGATATATAGTATTTAACAGCTTAATAAACTGTGGTACTGTCTTAGGTAGGGTGACTTCTTCTTCATCCTTACCTACTATATCTTTTATAAACATATTTTATCCTTCTAAAACGGGTACTTTAAGACCAAAGTGTACCAGTTATTGTTCCTTTATTGTATTCGGTTGCTCTATTCTCAAAGAAATTAGCATGTTCAACACCATTAAGTACCCAGTCTAACCACTCTAATGGGTTATCTTTTACTTTGTAGTTAGGTTTCAATGATAGTTGTAACAGTCTACGGTCAGCAATGTACCTTATGTATTGCTTAACTTGGTCAGGTTCAAGCCCACGAATACCGCCTTGTTCAAATGCTAGGTCAATAAACTTATCCTCTAGCTCAACCATGTCTCTACACTGTTGGTAGATAGTGGCTTTGAAATCATCATTCCATACGTTAGGATTCTCTTTGATTAGTTCTTTGAATAACTTAATCATGTTCTCTACATGGTGTGACTCATCACGGATAGACCATGTAACTATCTGACACATACCTTTCATACGACCAAAGCGT